AAACGGCATTCCCATGGTGCAGGCGGATTTCTCCAAGGGGTTATTTAAAGCCCATATGATCGCCGCCGGCACCCGGGTGATGTGGATCGATATGCAGCGGGGCAACATGACCGGGAGGAACATCGACAGCCTTCTCCGGGACGGTTTGCGGATGACCTATGATAAACACATGGAGGAAAATACTTATGTAGGATTCTCCCGGTATGATACTACCGGCCTGGTAAATAACCCGGATGTGACGGTAATGGACGCGGCATCCAATGGAGCAAGTACAAACCCTTCCACAGCATGGAAGGATAAAACCCCAGACCAGATTTTACAGGACGTCAATGAGATTATCCTGGCTGGATGGGCGCGGGCGGAGTACGATCTGGACGCGGTACCGAACCATATCATCATGCCTTATGAGCAGTACAATTATGTTGCGACCACAAAGATAACCGAGTTGGCGGAAAAGACGATCCTGACCTTCCTTTTGGAAAATAATGTGGCAAAGCATAACGGCTCTGACCTGTTTATCGGCGCGGCCAAATGGTGTAAAGGCGCGGGGGATGATGGGGCAGACCGGATGGTGGCGTACTGCAATAAGGAGCGGTATATCGCCATGGATGAGCTGGCTCCCCTCACCAGGGCTATGACCAGCCCGAACACAGAAAACTTCTGTTATGATACGGCCTACGCTGGGAATGTATCGGAAGTGGAAGTGTTCTACGACCAGGCTATCACCTACATGGATGGGATTTAAGGAGGGCAGGATATGTTTATTGTATCAAAACGAAATTACATGGTAAAGCGGGCCGACGGCTCGCTTTATGAGATTAAGAAAGATTTTGTTGGGGAAATCCCAAAGGATGTGGCGGAGAGTAACCTGGTAAGGCGGGCCATCCGCGGCGGCATGATTTCTGTGCCTGAGGGGAAGAAGGATAAGCAGCTGGAAAAAGCGGATAAAGAAGCGAAAAAGAAGGCCGGGAAGAAGGATATCCGTCCGGACAGCAAAGAGAATCCCGAAGAAAACAGCCAAAAGGAGCCCGAAGAAGACAACAAAGAAGTACCTTCAGAAGAATAGCGGGGTGGTGTCATGTGGAATGGATGGGGTACAAATCCGTCAGCGCCTTATTTCATGGCGGCAAAGGCCGTGGCAGCCAATATACCGCAGTCAGAGGAGCGCGGGGACTATACAGAAGGGATGTTCCTGCAGGATTTCCCTCAGTTTACCAAAGCTAGCCAACCGGAGGAAGAGAACGGAGAAGAAACAGCAGTCAGCCTGGTACCGGAGGCGATGCTTCAGATGTTTATAGCCCAGGCAAACGATAGTGTGCTTCCTTCGCGCTGGGGGAGTATGTGGCGATATGCGGCAGGGCTGTATGTGGCCCATTTCTCTGCCCTGTATCTAAAGACGTATTCCGCAGGTTCCGGAAGCGCCTCCCAGGCTGCCGGGGGCGCTGACCAGATCGGGACAGTGAAATCCGCCACTATGGGGGATACCTCCATCAGCTACGACAACAGCGCCATCACAGCCGGCACGGAGAAATGGGGCGCCTGGAATGCCACCCAGTATGGCAGCCAGTTGGTCACCATGGCTCGGATGGTTGGGATGGGAGGGCTGTTAGTCATATGATTTTTGATAATCCAATCTTCCGGACCTGGTACACTGACACGGTAGATGTCTACCGTGTTTTACCTACGTCCAATGGAGGGATAGACCGGCAGGAGCGGGTAAAGGTAAATCCCTCCCCCATTCCCTGCAGGGTGTATCATCTGGAAAAAGGCGGGCCGAACATAACCAATAATGCGGCCAGGGAGCGGTCATCAGAAAAGCTAGCCTGTGACTTATCCGCGGATATTCGGGCGGGGGATGAGCTGATGGTAATCCGCGGGGGTAGTCTTGGGCATGATAATCCGCCGGAACGCTACTTTGCCGGAAACCCGGCATCATACTACGACCCGGTAGGCGGCGCCCTTACTGGTCTGCAGCACAAAGAGGTGGGGCTGCTGATGGACAACATAATCGGGAGGTGATGGTATGTCCAGCTTTGGAAGTCAGATGAGGAAACGCCTGGAGGAGCTTAGGAAGGCAGGGCAAAATATTCCGCGTCTTATGGAGGAGGTGGCTGAGGGGGCTACCATCGAGGCTGTGCGCATTGCTACAGAGAACACGCCACCTAATGGCGGTGCAGCTATCGCGGGTACGAACACGCGCAGTGGGGAGATGGCTCAGCACTGGACAACGGACAGCCAAACAAATGCCGTTTATTCCGGGGGGAGTGTCAGAACATACTTAGCCAATAATGTGCAGTACGCGTCCTACGCAAATGACGGGCATCGGGTAGATAAACATTTTGTTCCCGGTCTGATTGTTAATGGAACTCTGCTGGAACAGGATCCGGACGGTGAGGGTGGGATCATGGTTGGCACAAAAACTACCTATGTAAAAGGCAAATATATGAAACAAAAAGCCGTCGGCAAATACCGGTCCGTAGTACGGACGGAGCTGGATAAGCGGGTAAAGGAGGCGTTCCGATGATTTTCACCCTCGAACATATCGTAAATAGCCTGGCCGGCCTGTTAAAGAAACGGTATCCCGATTACCGGGTATATGGCAGCCCAAACCAGCAGGGGACGGAGTTCCCTTGTTTTTTTATCTTCTTTATGCCTTCCACCATAGAGGGGCAGATTAATGAGCGCTTTATACGTGATCTGGGGATAGATATTGTGTTTGTCCAGCAGCGCAACATCGTCAATGGAAATGCAGAAATCCACGCCGTTGCGGAGTATTTGGATGAGGTTCTGGAGATGTTTCCCTATTCCGATGGAGGCGGGGAAACGGTCCCCATCAGGACATTTGAGCGGCAATGGCAGAATGAAGATATGGAGCTGCATTACCAGTTTCACATCCGGCAGCGGGTGACCTTACCGAAAAATACGGTGCTGATGCAGGAAATGGAGGAGAATGACGCCTATGTCAAAAAAGATGAAAGAGGCCGCGGCATCGCAGCCTACACCGGAAAAGAAGTATCCGACAGATAAGCTTTTAAAAAGCAGCCAGTTAAAGATGTACCAGCCGGATTTTGCCAAGACAATCCTGATCGAGCTGAGCTATTCCATTGATGAGGCAAAAGCGGCTTTGGATAAGGCATTGAAGGGAGGAGAGTAATTATGGCGGGAGGAACCTGGACCAGTCAAAACAAAGTACAGCCAGGGGTGTACATTAATACGAGGTCAAAAGGAAATTTATCAGTCAGTATCGGGGAGAAAGGAACGGTGGCGATCGCGGAGCCCTTATCCTGGGGGCCGTCAGGTATCGTACAAACCATCATCCCCGGGGAGGACTTACGTCCGTATATCGGTTACGATATCACCCATGCAAAGGCAATGTTCCTTCGGGAGATGATGAAAGGCAGCGATACCACCGCAGGACCCATTAAAATCCTTCTCTACCGTCCTGGCGGTACCGGAGGAACAAAGGCTACAGCTACAGTGGGAAGTTTGACGGCTACTGCCCTGTATGATGGCGTGAGGGGGAATGATATTACTGTGATTGTATCTGAGGATCCGGATACGGAAGGCACGTTTGATGTATCTACTGTCATCGACGGAACCATTGTTGATGAGCAGTCTGTAACAAAGATTTCAGACCTCGCGGCAAATGCCTGGGTAACCTTTTCTGGGACCGGGAATTTAGGAGAGACGGTTGGAACGCCATTAACCGGAGGGCAGGATCCTATGGTGGCCCCTATGGACTATGCGAATTTCCTGACGGCTATCGAACCTTACCAGTTTGATATCCTGGTATACGACGGGACAGACAACACGGTAATGCAGGCAATGGCGTCCTTTGTAAAGCGGATATCTGAAAATGTGGGAACAAAGTGCCAGGCCGTAATGGCCAATGCCCATACCTGCAACAGCGAATGGGTGATTTCTGTAGACAACGGCGTTAAGCTGTCCGACGGCACGGTACTGACTACGCAGCAGGTAACCTGGTGGCTGGGCGGGGCTGAGGCGGGAGCACAGTACAACCAGTCCTTAACCTATTCCCGGTATCCGGATGCGGTTGAAACTGTACCGAGGTTAACGGATACACAGATTACTGAGGCAATCAAGGCCGGCAAGATTGTCTTTATCGACAACTTTGATACGGTAAAGGTCTGTACGGATATCAACACGCTTACCTCCTTTACGGTGGACAAGGGGCAGGAGTATTCCAAAAACCGAGTTATGCGCGTGCTGGACCAGATCTGCAACGATATCTATCGGCAGTTCAGCCTTTACTACATCGGAAAGACAGACAATAATGACACGGGGCGGAACCTTTTAAAGGGCTGGATCGTGGGCTACCTGAATGAGATGCAGGCTAACGGCGGTATCCAGAACTTTGTTCCGGATGATGTAACGGTAGCGCCCGGCAACAGTGTAGATTCTGTGCTGATTACTATCGCGATCCAGCCGGTGGATAGCATTGAAAAGATCTATGTAAACGTAAATGTATCTGTAAATACGGCAGCCGAATAGGAGGTAATGCATGGGATTTTTATTAGCGAATGACGGCATGAACGGAAAAGCAGGGAGTGCTTTTATGGTCAGGGGCGGGCGGAACATCGAGCTTTTTGGCTTAAAAAAGTTTGAGACGAATGCTGAGTTTGAAACAACGGATTTTCCGGTGGTAGGTGCTCTGGTTAATCAGACGAAGGTAAAGGGGATTAAGTATTCCGGGATGCTTACCATCTACTATGGGACACCGGAATTTTTAAGCATCCTGACCGAATTTAAGCGGACCAGGAGGTTTCCGGAGATTAAGCTCCAGGTGATCAATGACGGAACCGGGACGACAGTGGGCAATCAAGTCATTGCCATCTACGGGGTAGTGCTTTCCAAGATTCCGATTGCCATGCTGGATGATTCTGTGGATTACCTGCAGGAAGAGATTCCGTTTACGTTTACTGATTTTGAGCCGCTGGAGCAGTTTAAGGCTCCGGCACAGTTGGGAGGAAATTAAGATGGGAAAATTAAGCGCATTTTTAAGGCCGTCACCGGCAGGGAGGACAAAGGAAGTATTTTTGAAACGTTTTGTGGATGAGGACGGCAACGTGGTCCCCTTTGTGGTTAAGAGCATTCCGCCGGAAGAAAATGAAAAGATCCTTCGGAAATGCCGGGATAAGAATGGGGCGGTGGATACGATTTCCCATTCAAATCAAATGATTGTAGCCTGTATGGCAGAACCGGATCTGCGGGATGCAGAGCTGTGCGAATATTATGGGGTAATGGATCCGGTTATGGTCCCGGGGAGGATGTTTACTATCGGCGAAAAGCAGATCATTATGGATGCGATTTCGGAAATCAATGATCTGAAAGATGCAAAGGAACAGTTGGATGAAGCAAAAAACTCTTAAAGGGGAAGGACTGGGAGACAGAGGCAGCTTATTTTGCCTTTGTCTCTTTTGGTATCTTCCCTGGAGACTTTATCGAGCGCCCGGAACGTGAGAAGCTGTTAATGCTGGCGATGATGGATGAAGCATCCAAAAGGATAGGAAGGAAGTAGTTATGGGCGAGATTCGGGAAGAGTTAATCTTAAGCGATCGGTTTAGCGCTGGATTTTCCCAGTTCATATCCTATGGCGAACGTGCTGCGGACACGATGGGTTTGGTTGACCGGACTATCCGTATGACTGGGACCGATTCTACCATGATTCTGTTGCGGGGTATGGGACAGATCAATCAAAGTGTCAATGAGGTGAATGATAGTATCCGCGAGATGGGAGACGCGTCCCGTTATGTGGTGGTACAGGGCTTAAATGAGATTAACCAGACATTGAAACAGATTGGGCAATCCACCAAACAGGCGGCGGATGAGCAGGAAAACCATAAAAAAGAAATTGATAAGGCTTCTGCTTCTGCGAATAAGCTCCTTTCCTACGCTGTCCGGATTGCATCTGCCTTTGGCGGGATTAAGATTGCCTCTGGATTAATCAGTTTGTCGGATACCATGACTCAGACTGGCGCCCGCTTAGGGATGGTGATTGACCAGCTGGATGGAGGACTGGGAAATGTGGCGGGATTACAGGAATCCATTTACCAGTCAGCCCAGCGCTCCAGAGGAGCCTATCTGGACACTGCCGCCGCGATCTCTAAAATGGGGCTGATGGCCGGCGATGCTTTTGACAGCTCTGGAGAGATCATTGCTTTTATGGAGCAGATTAATAAGCAGTTTAAAATCGCTGGCACAGATGCTTCTGGCATCCAGGCTGCCATGCTGCAGCTTACCCAGGCTATGGGATCCGGCGTGCTGCGCGGGGAGGAATACAACAGTATTCTGGAGCAGGCGCCGAACATTATTCAGACCATTGCGGATTACCTGGAAGTCCCAAAAGGACAGCTAAAGGACATGGCTGCCGAGGGGAAGATTACCGCCGATATTGTAAAGGCGGCCATGTTTGCGGCAGCGGATGATACGAATGCAAAATTCGAAAGCATCCCTATGACCTATGGGGATGCCTGGACCATGGTGAAGAATGCCGGGGTAAATGCACTGGGAGAAGTATCAGATAAGCTGAATGACATTCTGAACAGCGATGCCGGCGGCCAGATGCTGAATGGTTTGATAGCAGGGTTTGACCTCCTTGCGGATGTGGCATCCGGGACGATCGATTTGATGGCATCCGGGGCTGAGTGGGTGGCGGATAACTGGGATTATGTGTATCCTATTTTAATTGGTATAGGGGCAGCCTTTATGGTGGCCGGAATGGCCGGCGTGGCATCCGGGCTGGCAGCGGCGGCATCCTGGAGCCCGATCACCTTTATTGCAATCGGCATCGGAGTGGCAATCTGGGACATGGTTTTCGGGCTGACCCAGGCAGGGATAAGCTTTGAAGAGATGGGGGCTGTGGCTGGTGGCGTGCTGGGCGGTATTTATACCATTATCTATACAGTCATTGCCACGTCATGGAACCTATTCGCCACATTTGCGGAGTTTTTTGCTAATGTGTTTAACGACCCGGTGGCGGCAATCGCGAATTTGTTTGCCGGCCTTTTAGATACAATCCTGTCTGTGGTACAGACTGCGGCCAGCGCGATTGATGCACTGTTGGGGAGTGATATTTCCGGAGCGGTCGCCGGTTTCCGCAACACGGTGAGTGATTTTGTAGAATCAAAGGTAGGCGCAAACCAAGTAAAAATCCAGCGTATGGAAGCGGCGGATTTCAGCGAGAACATAACAAAAGGAGCAGATCTGGGGAAAACCTTTGGGAAGAAGCTGGATGATCTGAACATCAATCTGGGGGATTTTAATAAAGGATTTGGCACTGGCGGGCTGAAGGGAATCGGAGGTGCAGGAAATCCTGGTTTAGGTGGCGGTGGAAATATCGGCAAAGTTGGCAGTGTGGGAAACGTGAAGAATGTAGAAGGGGATATCAGCCTTGCGGATGAGGACTTAAAGCTTTACCGGGACCTGGCTGAACGGAAGTACATGAACCAGATTGAGTTAAAAACCTTAGCCCCCAATATTAATGTGACGCTTCCAGCGGGAGCTTCCGGGAATCTTACAGCGGATGATGTAGCAGATAAGATTAAGGTTATGCTGATTCAGCAGATGAGCGCCAATACGGCGGTAGCGCATGGATAGAAAGGATTTCGAAGAGGAGGATAAGAGATGGCAGCCCTGAAAAATAGCTGCTCTATTTATTTGAAATTTGGGTCGCGGGCAAAGCTTCCGGTGAATCCGGAGGAACTGTCCATTCAGCGTCCAACGGATAATAAAACGTACGATGTACTGGGAGTGGGCCAGATTATAGTTCCGAAAAAGCCAGCCTTAAAGGTGATTTCCTGGGAAGGATTCTTCCCGGGAAATCTGGGGGCACCTTATGTAAATAGCGGGGCAAAAAGCCCTAAATATTATGTAAGTCTGCTGGAAAAGGCGATGAAGCGTAAACAGGTAGGCCGCTTGATTATTTCCAGATCTGGCCTTTTTGACACGAATATGAAGTGCATTGTTTCCAGCTTTGAAACCAAGGATAAAGGCGGGGAGCCGGAGGATATTTATTACTCTGTGGAACTTCAGGAGTATCGGGCATATGCCCCAGAGACTGTTTCTGTCGTTACTGCGCCTGCGGCTGGCACTGCCGCTGCGGAAGCGGCGGCGGAAACGCCCAGGCCAGTGGAAACGCCGGTTCTGAGGGTAGGGGCTGCCGTGATTGTAAATGGGGATTACTGCTATGACAGCTTTGGCTCAAAACCACACGGCGTGGCAAGTAATCTAAGCACAACTGTCACCAGGATTGTCCAGAATCCGTACCCGGTCCATGTAGGGCATTATGGGTGGGTGCAGGAAAGCCAGCTGCAGATTGTGGGGTGATACTATCAATGCGTCATTAATGGTACAGGTGGCCAGTACCGCTCCCGGAGGGGCCACACAGACCGTGATATCGGATTATTCCAAAGTAGCAAAGGATGTGGAGATTACCACAAACCGGATGGACAGCCCAGGGAAAATGAACTTTACTTGTTTGGAGGATGGGCCCATCTGTATCCCGGAAGGGAGCTCTGTGGAGTTTACGGTGGATGGGGTCAAGATGTTTAAAGGATATGTATTTTTAGCAGAGAGGAACCAAGATGGAGAGACGGCCTATACTGCTTACGACCAGCTACGGTATTTAAAAGCGAATGCCAGCTATGTCTTCGAAAACATGTCCCTGGAGCAGATTATCCAGCGGATTGCCGCTGATTTTGGGCTCGTGGTAGGGGCTTTGGCAGCTACTGGCTATAGTTTCCCGTGTTTGATTAAGGAAAATGAAGGGTGTCTGGATATCATCTTTGAAGCCCTGGCCCAGACCATCATACAGACCGGAAAAATCTTTTTGTTTTATGATAATACCGGGGCGCTGACGCTGGTTGAGGCAAAGGATTTATTTACCCGGACCTTATTTGGAGATGGGAGCCTGGTAACCAGTTACACCTATAAACGGGATATAGATTCGGATACTTACAATCGGATCAAACTGGTGAAAAAGAATGAGCAGACCGGGCGGACCGATGTGTATGTCCATGAGGACAGCGAAACCGTGAAAAAGTGGGGTATCCTGCAGCATTATGATGAGGTGGACGAAAACTTAAATGATGCACAGATTGACCAGATGTGTGCTCTATATTTGACGTACTATAACCGTGTCCTTCAGACTTTGACCCTGGAGGCCATGGGAGTGCCAGAAATCCGTGCGGGGAGTATCGTGCCGATACGGATTGGCAATATTACCGAGCTCTCTACATCGAGGCTTCTCCTGGCCGAGAAGGTTACCCATAGCTTTGAAGGGGATGCCCATACTATGAAAATCGAGGTGAAATCATTCCAGCAGCTGGGAGGTGTAAGCATTGTCTGAGTTAGTGGGGGTAATCCAGCAGATTGTCCAGAATACCATTGAAGCGATGAAACTGACAGATAAGGCCACGGGGACCGTCGTTTCTGCGGCGCCAATGGCCGTACAAACGGATGTTTCCATGCAGACGATACCTGCAGCCGCCTTGTTGGTAACAGACGGGGTGAGGGGACGCCTGGCGGCGGGGGATCGGGTATTAATGCTCCGGGTGCAGCATGGCAATCAGTATATTATCTTGTCAAAAATCGAATAGGAGGTGTGGCCATGGCGACACTGCCAGAAAGTGTGGGATTAAACATCTCCTTAGATTATATCGAAAAACCAACCAACACTTTTATCATCGACTGGTCTGCCAGACAGATATCCGGAATGGATTCCGGGCTCGCGGCAATGCGTCAGGCAGTAGAGATTATCCTGCGAAATGAACGGTTCCGGTGGCAGATCTATTCCTCCAATTTTGGCAGTGAGCTGGAGGAGTTGGTCGGAGAGGAATATGACTATATCATCAGTGAACTTCCACGTCGCATCGAGGAGGCGTTGTCTGCAGATAAGCGGATCCTGTCGGTAGAGAATTTTGTATTTTCGGAACCGGGGAGGGACAGCATACTCTGCCAATTTGAAGTCGTTACGGTATTTGGAACACTGAGCGAGGAGGTGATGCTGTGATTGATTTTAGCGGTTACACAGCGAAAGCGATTGAAAAAGAGATGCTGAGACAGGTACCAGAGGATATCGACACTCGGGAAGGCAGTATGGTACAGACAGCCATCGGCCCGGTGGCCTGGTATCTGGAGGGGCTTTATCTGGAGCTGGCCCATTTGCAGGAAAATGCCTATGCGGATACTGCGGTAGGGGGTGCCCTGGATTTGATTGTCCAGCAGCGGGGGCTTACCCGAAACCCAGCGATGCCGGCAATCCGGAAAGGAATATTTAATGTCCCTATTCCTTCCGGGTCCCAGTTTAAAACCATTAATGGAGGGGACTCTGTCATTTTTGTTTCTGGCAGACTGCTATCTTCTGATGAAGATTGTGTCTATGCCATGACCTGCCAGACGGCTGGAGTAATTGGAAATAATTATATAGGCAATCTGCTCCCGATTACGGCGATTTCTGGCCTAACGTCTGCTGTTTTAGGAGAGATTATTACCGCCGGGACTGAAGAAGAAACAGATGAAGCTTTGCGGGAAAGATACTTCGAAACGTTTCGTGTGGCTGCATTTGGAGGGAATATACAGGCTTATCGAAATGCGATCCTTGCTATTCCCGGAGTAGGAGCTGTACAAGTTTATCCAGCCTGGAAGGGCGGAGGGACGGTTTTGTGCAGCATCCTGGACGATAAACGAAAACCGGCTTTGGCAGTAACTGTGCAGACTGTGCAGGATATCATCTGTCCTGCTGAGGATGGTGGCGCTGCGCCCTCTCCTAACGGGTATGGCATGGCACCCATAGGGGCAGCGGTAACGATTACCACAGCCACCCCACTGACGTTAAATATTGCTTGCGATATTGAATTTGCACTGAATGTGCAAAATGGGGCGGAAACATATCTATCCCAGGTGGAGGAGAAAATCCAGGAGTATCTGGATACGGTCAGCCAGACCTGGGGGAGCCTGTTAAAAGGGCATACCATTGATTATACTGTAACGGTATATGTTTCCAGGATTATTTTTGCTATCCTGATGATACCAGAGGTCGTGAATGTAACAAATGTACGGATTAATGGCAGTGAAGAGGACCTGCATCTAGTGGAAACATCGGAACTGCAGCAGCTTCCAGAGCTGGGAACGGTGGTGATTAACGGTGGATAGTACAGTACAAACGCTCCGGATCTTAAGGGACCAGCTACCGGATTATTTTAAACCGGTGATTGAATTTCAGGAGATTATAAAAGCCCATGGGTATGCCCTTGGAGGGATTAACCAAAAGGCGGAACAGCTGCAGGATAATTTTTATATTGCCACCTGTGATGAGTCAACGATCGCTTATTACGAAAGGTTGTTTGAGATAAAATATCGGATAGGGGATACCTTAGATTTCCGACGTGCCCGTGTTTCGCAAAAGTTTAATACGATTGTGCCGTTTTCGATTGGATTCTTGAGAGACAAATTGACCGAGCTGTATGGAAATGATGGCTATTCCTTGGAAGTGGATCCGGTGGCGTTAACATTAAAAATCAAGGTTATATCGGATAGGTATGGCGCGATTGACCTTTTGTATGATTTGCTGTGGGATGTTGTGCCGGCGCATATCCGGATCTTGGCAAACCAGGAGGCAACCAATTATGTTCCAGGGCGTGTTTATGCGGCTGGGGAAGTAAACGGTATATTGGTCCAGACGATTTACCAGTATACAGTGACGGATGTTTACGGAGAAGCGAACGCATCCGGCGGGATAGTATCTACATTGACACAGACAATATAAGGAGGCAAAGGTTATGGGAGTATATAAAGCGGCAGTTGTGACAGAGGGCGGACAAAACTTAATTGCTCAGGCTTTAGCAGATAGTAAGGTGTTAATGTTTATCAGCGCAAAAACGTCCAGTTATGCGTATCCGTCAGGGACGAATATAACCGCACTAACAGGGCTGCAAGATGTTGTCCAGAGTGTGATTCCTTCTAAGTCCCAGGTATTGCATAATAATGTGGCACAGGTGACTGCCAGATTTGATAATGATGGGATTACCCAGCAATATCCGATCCATACGATCGGGCTGTATGCTCAGGTGGACGAAGGCCCGGAAATACTGTTTTCCGTGACCCAGGCGATTACACCGGATGAGATGCCGGTACAATCGGATGTTTCTCCATCAGCATTTATTTACAATATACAGCATACGGTACAGAATGCGGCGCAGATTACAATTACGGTTAATCCGGCAGGGACAGCAACGGTAGAGGATATCCTGGCGATTGAGAATCCAGAATTTGACGATTCAGGGAGCGTGACAGGGATTGCAAGCTTTCCGGATTTTTTATCAAAAGTCGTTAGCAAGATGAACATCTTCCAATTTTACCGGGATTTTAAGGCTGGGCTGCAGTTTATTCTGCATACCGGGCAGCTGGTGAATAACTGTACATCCACAGCAGCCGACCTTCCTTTGGCGGCGGCTCAAGGGAAGGTGTTGATGGATATGGTGACTAAGTTAAATAGTGATATTACAAAGCGTGGAAGGCATTTATGGGAGGGATCTTGTAGTGACGGCAGTATAACTGTCTCTGATTTGAATAAATACATTATGTTTGCGGTTGGATCCCGTTCGATACCTGTAATATTAATTGGTTGGCAGATTTATGGCTTATTTCATGCCTATGGCATAGACCTGAATGCATATACATGGGGGCATCGCCTCTATTGTATGCAGGCTGGCATATCAGGTGATACATTATCCAATATAAAAACCGCTTATGTGACTGTAACCTATGGGAGTACAAATAGCGAGAAAGACACATTTGTGTTTACAGATATTTGGGGGATTTTTTGAGCGACAATTATTTATACCAGACAATGAATCGGAGTGCTGTTTCTCCAGATATTCTTCTTACCAAAATTCTTTTATCTTTATGGTAATAATACATGTAAACAATACTTTGTAATTTATCTGATAAGTAAACAGGCATAAAGCAGGGCTTGCTTACCTGCGAATTTAGAATAATGGTGCCTCCTCCATAAGACTGTTCCTCATTTAGTTCGCCATAAGATATCATAATTTCTGTAGGCCTTATATTACTATAAGTAATTTCGTGGTCATTATTGTCCTGCACATTAATTGCCTGTAATAATTTCCATTGTATATCACTATTTAACTGAGATGCCATTTTCAGCCCCTATTGCACTATTTCCCGCCCCTTTCCGAATATCTGGGTAACCTTAATAAAACAGCCGTTTCCGCCTGCTTGACATAGATTTATAATCTTAATTTTAGGCATATTTTCGATGTGACGCCTGGACACGATCCTCTTTAACTGTACAGTAGATCATCGTCGTATCCAACTTCTCGTGGCCCAGGAATTCTTTAACCTGTTCAATCGGCATCCCACGGTTTAGAAGGTCTGTGGCAATCGTGCGCCGGAACCGATGTGGGTGGGTATCTTCTACTCCAGCCCGTTTACCCAGCTCCCGGAGCATGTACTGGATTCCTGCTGCTGTCAGGCGGCTCTGGGGCTTATCTAATGATACAAATAGAGGCTTACTTTCCAGGTCCTCCTCCTTTTCGCGGCTTTTCAGGTATCGCCGCAAATAAAACTTAGCACTATCTGTCAGGTATGTTTTTCTTTCCTTACTTCCTTTGCCATACACGATTAACTCCTGTTTGCCCATATGGATATCTTTTACATCCAGTGCCACCAGTTCCGAAACTCTGACTCCGGTACTGTATAAAAATTCTACCAGCGCCCGATCTCTTAAATTTTTGCAGTTTAGGCGCAAAGCCTCCAGCTCTGCTGCTGTATATGGCTTTTTGATTACCTTTTCCAGCTTGAGCATCCCTACTTTCTTAACTGGATTACTATGTACCAGCTCTTCAGTGATTAAAAAATCCCAAAAGCTGCTAAGATAATGTAACCTGGTCTGCATAGTGGACATTTTTATCCCCCGCTGCTCTCTCATAATGCCATAATAGTATCTCAGATCCATGCCAGTGATATCCTCCAGCTTTTTGCCTAAAAAGTCCAGCATGTTGTAAATCTCCCGGGTATACTGCTTTAATGTGCCATCCTGCCGGTTTATCGCTTTTTTGGAGGCCACAAACATCTTTATTTTAGCTTCATCCCCCTCCATGCCACTGGGCACCAGCTCTGTACACTCTTCCCGGATTTCTTTGCCGTGGAAATTTACATACAGCACATTGCTCAGATGCTCCAGCTGCCCCTGCTCCAGGTGTGGTATCATTTGGTTAATCACGTTTTCGATTATCTTCTCTATCATAGTAAGTCCTCCTCTCCCTATTATTGTAAAGCAAAGCTTATGGCTGTGCACTAAAAAGAGGGCTTGCAGCCCTCCCCAAAATATGCTATAGTTAAAACAAGGGAAAGCCAGAGAAACGGCCTACCCTCAATAATGGTTAGCTTAACGCTTTATAGCGTCAGCCGTCACTATTGCAGTAGTGGCGGCTATTTTCTTCCCCCGAAGATTGTATAGCACAACCCTACGAGGGCGATAATGAAGATACCTATCTGGATTAAATCCGAATATGTAACATACATTAGCAAGCCCTCCTTTCTTTCGTCTGGAGGGTTAGCCCCTCCGATGGTGGAGGGTAAGCCGCCTTTGCTCTCTGACTTTCCGTATCTGGATTATAACATGTCTCCTATTATCTGACAATATTTTTCTATATCCGCCTCTTTTTCGTCTTCGCACCACTCAATAATATAGTGATAAACCGATTAGCTCGTATGTATATGTAAGTTTTGAAAATAACATGGAGTGGATAAAAAGCGCTCATGGAAAATATTATACCCATATATCAGAACCAATAGAAGGACAAATTATTGGGGTGTGGCAAGGAGAATTTACATATTTTTATGCATCAGAAATTATACAGCCATACGTATCATTTGATAATAGAATATCATTAATATCAAATATACAAAAAAATGAAGGAAATATAAAAATATGGTATTCATATATTAATAGAGCATAGACAAAGTTAATGATTATGTTTATGTTATACCAATTAATTTATTTGTGTTATTGCCCAGTTGCCCCTTTGACGAGTGCCAACATATAGCTTCCCGTAGGGAGATACTCCTATCAATGCTGCATCATTATAACCAGAACTATAAAAACAGCTTGTATATGCCGGCATAATACCAATAGTATAGCCTTCATCTATCACAAAAACGTATGCACAAGATGTTTCTGTAGGATATGTTTTCCTACGAACTGTTTTTATGTAAAACTTATCATAAATATCACTATTTAACTGAGCAAAGATAAAAAATAACATAAATTTGGAAAATTCAGGGCCTTTGAGGCTCTTTTATTATACATAAAATCATAGAAAGAGAGGTAAAAAATGGAAAGAATAAGAATTAATCAAAGCGAGCAGGCGTATGAAATCGAAAGCATACAGCCAATCTCTGTACACATCCTCCAGGTTGTCTTTGCGGATGCCATCCCTGAGGAGTTTGGAGACATCCAAGTGTATACTGCAGGCGGTATCCAGTGCGCTAATCTGCCGGGCTACGATACGATCTATCGAGCAGAGGGAAAGACAGTCTGCCTGTCCGATGACAGCAGCGTGTACACGCCGCCAGCAGAGCCAGAGCCGGTCATCCCTCCAGAGCCGTATATGCCGACCCTAGAAGAGCGGCAAGCAGCCAAAAAGGCAGAGGTAGCAGCGGACTGCGAGCAAATCATCTACAAAGGAGTAAATGTCACCTTGTCCGATGGCACGGTGGAACATTACAGCTTAACCGAGCATGACCAGCTTAACCTGGTTGGCAAGCAGGCCCAGCTGGCTGCAGGGGCAGAGCAACTGGAGTACCACGCAGACGGCCAGCCGTGTTGCTATTACAGCGCTGCAGATATGCAGGCCATCATCCAGGCGGCCATGTGGCATGTGTCTTATCACACGACCTACTGCAACGCCATCAACATGTGGATCGCTGGCTGTCAGAATGCGGAGACGGTCCGGGAAATCTTTTACGGCGCGGACGTGCCGGCAGAGTACAGATCGGAGGTATTAAACGCATATCTTTTACAGATAGCTGCTATGGCGGAGGATCGCGAAGATGAGACAATATCTTAAGCTACTATTTTTGTTTGCATCAGGAGGCCTTTTATATAACCTTCTGGAGCTGTTTTACCGGGGGTGGACACACTGGACAATGTTTTTCCTAGGCGGGTTGTGTTTTGTCGCTCTAGGGGCAATTAACGAGGTTATACCATGGGATATGCCTTTATGGCAGCAGGTAATCATCGGGGCCGGCATCATAACTACCCTGGAATTCATAATCGGCTGCATCGTCAACCTGTGGCTGGGCTGGGGCGTGTGGGATTATAGCAGCATCCCAGGCAACCTATTGGGTCAGATATGTCCACAGTACTTTGGTCTGTGGCTGCTGGTAGCGCTGGTGGGGATCATTCTGGACGATTGTTTACGGTATTGGATGTTTGATGAGGAGAAACCACATTACAAATTAATCTAAAAAGGAAAGGTGAAAGAAAATGAAGTTCGATTTTATTGATACTTATAATGCTGCTGTAGGGGTGGTTGTGGCAATATTGTCTGCTATGTTTGGAGTGTACTGGTACTTGTTCGCAGGATACTTAATCTTAAATATCCTTGACTGGGGGACTGGCTGGTATAAGGCCAGGAAGAAAAAGCAGGAATCCAGCTATGTAGGGCTAAAGGGGATTGTAAAGAAAACAGGCTACTGGGTGATTATCCTGGTAGCTTTTTTAGTGCCTGCTCTCTTTATACATCTGGGGCAGGACTTGCTGGGCATCGACCTTAGATTTCTGACATTGTTGGGATGGTTCACACTTGCGGCACTGTTGGTTAATGAAGTCCGGAGCATCCTGGAAAACCTGGTGGAATGTGGTTATAGAGTGCCGGATTTTCTTATCCGGGGGCTGGCTATAACTGAAAAGTTAATCCATGCAGGAATTGATATTCAGGATCAGGATTTTCCAAATAAATTGGACAAAAAGATGATGGAAAAATGGAATTATTACGGCAAGGGGGATGGGGTTGATGAAAAATAAAATCAGGATATTTGCGTTAATTTTGTGCATTTCTTTTTTGATTGCTGGGTGCAGTGAAGCCGATAAGGTAAATGCCAACATTTCGCAGCAGGCAAATTATTGTGCATTTCTTTTTTGATTGCTGGGTGCAGTGAAGCCGATAAGGTAAACGCTAACATTTCGCAGCAGGCAAATTATTTTGAGTGTGAGCGAAAAATTACTGTTTACAACGCCCGGACGGACATGGTTATCCTGGAAGCTGAAGGATACATGTCAATTTCCAACAATGATAGCGGTGAATTAGTGTGCACGGTAAAAACCGGCCCCAGCGAGTATAAGAAGAATTATATCTACCTGAACGAATATACGATGTATGTGGTAGAGGATATTACAGGGACGCATACAGATCCATACCATTATAAAATGTATTTCCATACGGCACTCCCGGTTTCGGTGGAGACAAGGCCATAAGGATAAACAATAACATAGCTTTCTGGCCTGGGAATTTTCCTGGGCCTTTTTGATTGGAGGAAAAATTTATGGGAGCAGTAGAACAGTTAATCCATGTCGCTTTACAGGAAATAGGCTACCTGGAGAAGAAATCTAATAGCCAGTTAGACAGTAAGGAAGCCAATGCCGGCGGCAACAATTACACCAAATATGCCAGGGATCTTTATCCAGCCCTGCAGGGACAAGCTTGGTGCGATATGTTCGTTGATTGGTGCTTTGTCCAGGCGTTCGGAAAAGTAAAGGCACAGCAGCTTATCGGCGGCGGTTTCAGTGCTTATACACCGACATCGGCCCAGTATTATAAAAACCAGGGCAGATATCATAAAACCAATCCGCAGCCCGGGGATCAGATCTTTTTCCGGAACAGCCAAAGGATATGCCACACTGGGATCGTAGAAAAGGTGGCATCAGGCAAGGTTTACACTATCGAGGGCAATACCAGTGCAGGAAGCGCTGTAATCCCCAATGGCGGCGCTGTGTGCCGTAAAGGGTATCCGCTTACCGCTGCCAGCATCGATGGCTATGGCCGGCCTGATTGGAGTTTGGTGGAGTCTCCAAAATATAACGTCGGCTGGTATCTGGATGCAAATGGCTGGTGGTATGCCGATACGGCTAATACATACTTAAAGTCCTGCTGGAGAGCCATAAACGGTCACAAGTACTATTTTAATCAGGACGGCTATGCGGTTAAGGATTGGCAGGAGATAGACGGCAAGTGGTACTATTTTGAGCCCCGGGCCGGCCATCCGCTGGAATGTGCCCTTTATGTGTCAGATTTAGACGGGGCGCAGGATATCGGAGAATTTTAAATACCTGCAAAGTACAAAATGATTGAAATTTGTCGATTTGTGTGGTAGCATTTTTATGGATGCTACCATAACGGTAGGCGGTTGGCCCTCTCCGGAGGGACTGGACCCTCCGATTACATAGAAATCTGCCCTGTGCGGAAATCTCGGAAAGGAGGGCTGAGCCATATGGATATTTTGGGACTTATTGCAGTGTTGAGCTTTGGCTTGACCTGTTTCGGAATCGGATATACCTTTGGTAAAGATAGTAACAAGACACAGAAGTAGCCGCCCCGGTCTGAGAAACTGAGCGGCTTTTCTGTTCAACATTATCGGGCCAACCGTCTATCGGTAGCGCCTAAAGGGTGTCTGTTACCAGCAGATGCCCTTTTCTACATTAAATAGTATCCCAAACTGGTAGAAAAGTCAATGGATTTTCGATTGGAATTATTTAACATTATGTACCATTTGCTCAATCTGCCTGGCAAGATAAAGCCCATCCGCGACTCCAAAGAGGTAAAGCCCCTCCTGCTCATCACCGCTACTGCAAGCGATACAATCTAAGTACGTATAAAAGGCCGCCTGAAGCGACTCCGATTCCCGAGAGTCCGCAACGGTATCTTTTATAAGCCGCAGAAATTCATCGCTTCTTTTAGCGTCTTCTCTCCCTCTGGTTATATTATCCTTTAGATATGCAGATGCTCTCTCTTGTATTACTAGATCTATTAATTCCTTAAATTCCATAGTTGCCCTCCTAATCGTGTTGCATTTCGTGTTGCATAACATCAAAAATATTGCTAAAATCGATGCAAAAACACAAAAATCCAAACAAATACATTTAGCTAAGATCCTTATATAATCAGGGTTTCCTATAAAATCAAGGGTTTTTAAAGATGGAATAAAACCAGTTCAAATCTGGTTGTCGCCTCTCTAAAACCCTTGATTTTCAAGGGTTTTTTTGCTGCGTGTTGTATTTTGTGTTGCATAGTTCCGAAAAATAATTATTTGCTGTATTGCTCATCTCTCGCTGTTTGTCATCTAAGGCATGTCTATATATAGTTTTTAGGACTACATCTGTTTTCCATCCGCCGCGCTGCATAATGTAGGCATCGGGAATTCCTAAAGCATGTTGAATACTTGCTGAATAATGTCTCAGATCATGAAGGCGAAAATGTGTTATCTCAGCCTTTTTCAGGCGCCTGCGGAACCGACAGGTTAAAGCATCTGGATTAAGGTCTGTTACCCGCCCTTCGATTCCTTTGAGCTTTTCCATAACAAAATCAGGGAAATAAATGTAGCGGTCTCCGGCATAAGTCTTTGCCGATTTTACTATCCATTTTCCATAATCGTCTAATACCATGTTTTGCTTTACATGAACGACATTCCCTTTTATGCAGCTAGAGTCAAGAGCGCATATTTCTCCCCGACGCATGGGGCCAAAAGCTGCGAGCAATACAGGCAGCTCAAGAGCGGTATCCTTGACAGCAGCTATTAATTTTTGGACATCATGATCAACCGGAATATATAAATCTGGTGGGGTTGCTTGAGGGAGTACGGTATTTAGTGCAAGCTCAGGACGCTCCCGTCTCATGACAGCAGATATAAGTCCGTAGTGATTACGCACAGTTTTTGGGGAGTGCGTTTTGGCATCTTCATTTACGATTTGCTGGATAGTTTTCTGTGTAATATCCTTTATTCGCATTTTCATAATAGACTGAATTGCCCTGTTTCGGATGTATTTATAATTTCGTCTTGTTCGTGGCGATAGTACTGGCCCCCTTTCAATTATGTAATCATCCAAAGCTTGCCCAAATGTTTTATCTGACCGGTATCGTTCCTTTTTGTCGAGAGCAAATTGGGCGGCTAAGAATTCTGCTTCCTTTCGCGTTTCTGCAGTAAAAGATTCATAATGCCGCTTTCCTTCCGAGTCGGTGTAATCGTACACTTGAGCCCGCCAACTTCCTGACGGTAGTTTCTTTGCTTTTGCCATAATATCATCCTCCTTTGATTTTTTATATCAAAATCGCCTGGCAATGGCGTTCTGAACATA